AGGCGAAACGATTGACGGTGATAGCTGCTGGGGATTTGACGATGAAGATTATATGTTGAGTGAAGCGGCCGAAATGGCGCGCCATACCATTGCCCAGCATATCGCCTTGAATGCCGAAACGGACACTGCCGCATGTATCCCCTGATTTAACTCCCTCTCAACACTAACCCAGGCGAAAGCCTATTAACGAAAAAACTAAAATGAGTATTCAACTTTTCCTAGATTCTGCGCGGGGACAATATATCCCGCGTGATTTCGCGCGTTCCGTCAAACGGGATGCGGTTTCCGGTATTGACCTAAAGGATTTAGACTATCTGGCGCTTGGGCCTGGTGGTTGTCTGGACGAATGCGAAACCCTGCAGGAAGGCGAAAGCGAACGGGGCGAATTTTACTGGGATACATGGCAGACGGTTTTGGATAATTGCCTGATAACAGACGACAAGGGGCAAGAATTCAAGTTGTATCAAGATGGCGACTTATGGCTTGTCCCCAATGACTGGGAATGGATCCAGCAGCTTGAAACATTCGCGCCAGCGGAAAGTGAAACCCTAATTCGCTTTGAGCTTTATTCACACTGGGCAAGCTATCTTGTAAATGGCGACGCCAGCGGACTGAATGACGATGAGCAAGCCGAGTGTGATGCATTCCTGAAGCGGGAGAATTTGCAGGCCTGGACATGCGCGGATGTTAGCGAGCGGACTTGTTTTGGCTGTCCAGACTGTGGCGGACTTCGCGGAGATGTTGCCTTGTTCACTTTTGTTCTAATCAAATAACCCGGGCGCAAGCGCATAAAATAGAAAGCCTGAAGCCATGAAAGAATTAGTCTGTTTTCAATGTATCGCATGTTACGACAATCGCGGGAAAACTGCAGATCGTTACACTGTTGTTTTCCTTGATTCACCCGAACGGCAAACAAATACCTTTGCCGCTTTATCCATGAATGACGAGCCATTCCACCCGATGGGAATTGGCCAGCATGTTTCCGCCATGGATGGCAAACACCTAGGCGAGCCTATCGCGTTTGATGAATTGCCGGCGGACTGTCAAAAGCTTGTTTTGCAGGATTTGAACGCGGAAACCGTATGGGCTCAATTCAACCGCTTTGAGATAGGCTTAACCCCTGAAGCCATTCGCGATTGTCACCACCAGGGGCAATGCGACGCGGATGTTGAATTTTGGGCAGACAAATTGCCCAGGCCTGAACGCTGCACGCCTGAAGCCTTGCGCGCGGAACTGTCAGAATATGGCGCATGGGATAAAGAGGAATTGGCAGACGACGTGCAAAACTGGCGCCGCATTGTTTGGATTGCGGCCGGTAACATTCAGGAAGAAACACACGGACGCGAACGGGAGATCGAACGGGAAAGCGAAACCGCGGCCGCATAGTCCGCGGACTGGCGCCGAGTGAAAACTTGGCGCCAGCGCGCGGACTATACCGCACAACATCAAACCGCGCGCAAGCGCATTAAATAGAAAGCCTGAAGCAAATGAAGACGACACTAGCAGCATTGATCAATGACGAGCAAAGCCTGAACGGAGCGAAAACCCGTTTTTGCCAAGCAATCAAGGTTTATGACGATGGTTTCGGCCCATTGTGGATTCATCGCGATTCAATGGGGGTTACTGCCATTGTCCGCGCGCAAACATGGGAGGATGCTTACTCCATTTGCGAAGATGAGTTTTTCCCGGCCGCGGATCAGGAAGCCAGCGAAGAATTGGCGCGCATCGAAGATATGCCCGACGGAGCGGAAAAGAATCACGCGCAAGCTTGCTGGGATGAATCCTACGGTTTCCGCAATAACACCCGACGGGAATCCGACGGTAGCTTATCCAGCATTTACGCGAAAGATTTGAACGGCGATTGCTTGGACCGTGTTACCCCTGAATTGCTCGAACGCTTGGAAATTACCCTTGAGATAGTGACGCCAGAATAATTCACCCGGGCGAACGGGGCGAGCGGATCAGCCTACGCTGGCCAGCCTAGACCGGGGCAATTTTGCCCCATGGGGTGGAATGATGGCGAACGGCCGCCGCGCTTGCGCGCGCACTAGGGCGGAAAGCTGGGCAACGATTGCCCGGGGGAAAGATTGCCGGTGGTCGCTGACCACCCCCCGCTTTGAAGCGTCAAAAAATGGACAATTTTAAAAATGGCGGTTGCGGAAGGCGCGAAGATCGCGCCACCCCTCCCCCTTTGAAATCTCAAAATTTGGGCAGCATTGAAAATGCCGCCCGGAAACAAAAACAAAAACCGCCCGCGAGGGCACAAAAGAAAGCACGAAACATGCAAAACATGATGATTCAGATTCAACCAGGCGACGGCAGCAACGGTCCCGCGCCGGATCAATTCACCCCTTGGGCCATCGGCACCGGCACCGCCGAGGATTGCCGCTATGTTGCCGCGGGCAAATATCTGCGTGAGCGCGGCACCAACAAACACACACCGCGGCATGTCTTTACCGTGTTCAGCTACCCAGACACCGCCCCGACGCACCCGAACGGCCGCCCGCTCTGCGTGAACGCCTTAACACTCGTTGCCAACGGCTAACCCCTCCCGCTTTGAAGCGTCAAAAAATTCAGCTTTTTCAAATCACATGAACGCCGACACCTTCAACCGCCTGCACACGCTCCGCATGGCCAACGATGCCGCGCGCTACGAGCAAGACGAAATGCGCCCGCGCTTTGATCGCCTCGCCGGGCGGCACGAGAACGGCACCGCCCCGCGCGCGGTGTCCGCCTTTCAACTATTCCAGACGCCGCCCGAGATCGCCGCGCGCCTCGTGGCAGCGGCCAGAGGTCAGAGATCAGCGGACGGAGATCAGCCGGGCCCGCTCCGCATCCTTGAGCCGTCCGCCGGCTTGGGGCGGTTGCTGGATGCCTTGGCCTCAGCGTCTCCGCGTCTCGGCGGTGAAATTGTCGCCGTTGAAGTTGCCGCGAACCTCGCCGGCGAACTCTACCGCCAGGAGCGGGCGGGCGTGGTCATCAAGCAACGGGATTTCTTAACCTGCACGCCCGGCGAGCTGGGCTTGTTTGATTCCGTCGTGATGAATCCGCCCTTTCACCTGCGCGCCGACGTGCGGCATATCCTGCACGCGCGGCAATTCCTAAAACCCGGCGGGCGCCTCGCCGCGTTGTGTTTCGACACCCCGGAACGCGCCGCCAAGCTGAAACCGCTTTGCGACACCTGGGAACCCATCCCCGCCGGCGCCTTCGCCAAGGAAGGCACCCGCGTGCCCGTCGTGCTGCTGACCATGAACGCCAGCGGCAGCTTGCCGCCCCCCGCTTTGAACTCTCAAAAATTTTGAATTATGATCGATGACTTTGATGAAGTGCCGGCGTTGCGGGCGGAGATTCGGCGGTTGAATGCTGAACTCGACCGGGCCCGGCTGGACAATGGCGACCTCGGCGAACGGCTGGCGGTTGCCATCCAAGCGAACCACGGGATCACCGCAGAGACGCAAAGACGCGGAGGGCAAACAAGCACGGCAACAGTTCATCCCCCCTCTGCGCCTCAGCGCCTCAGCGGTGACACCCCCGGCTTTGAAGCTAGAAAAAATTGAGAAAGGCAAACCGATGAAATTTGAACTGTGTTGCGGTAGTCTCACTGAGAAAACCAAGAAATTCCCCACCATTCGCGGCTTTGACCGGCTGGAGGATGCCTGCGGCGCGGCCTACGGGCTCGCCCAGGTGCAGCCCGTCGGCGGCTATGTCTCCGTCTGGGTGGCCAAGCACAAGCACCACGGGCGCGAGATCATCGCCAGCGTCAATCCGCGCTGGAATGATTCGCCCGCCAAGATCACCGCCGACGCCCGGCGCAACCTCGAGCTAATCACGGCCAAGCAACGACGCCAGGACGAGCGGTTTGAATGGTTGAACCGTTACCCGAGCCGCGCGTTTGACGTGATGTTGAACCACGAGCCGACCCGTCAGGCATTTTATGACCACAACTTTCCCGCCGTCGCCGCCTATCTGGAATCGCAAGGGCTCACGCCCAAAGACGCCAGCGGGGACGTTACGCGAATTGCACGAATTGACACGAATTCAAAGCCATGAACCCAGTTCAATTAGCGGAAATTAGCGGAATTAGCGTAAAACACCCGGCTTTGAAGCGTCAAAATTTCCGCGTGATTAGGAGTAAGATTATGAGTAAGAGTAAGAACATGACGGAAGGCAAAGCGGAAAGCGGAAAGCGGAAAGCGGAAACGTCCCCAAGATCGCCCGTCGTGGCTCACGACACGCCGCCGCCGCCGGCGTATCCCAAGGGGGCGGGCAAGCCGATACGCAACCAGGAGGCGAAGCGGATCGCGGACGAATTCATGCGGGCGCAATGGGCGCAGTATCACCCGCTCGCCGTGCGTCAGATTGTCCGCAACGTGAACAACATCCTCGAACGCGAGATCAAGCGGGCGCAGGTGTCGTATCAGATCGAGCAAGCCGAGGACGGCGGGGACGTTACGCGAATTGCACGAATTGACACGAATTCAAAGCCATGAACAACCTTTCCCAATTCGCGGAAATTAGTGGAATTCGCGTAAACCCTCCTCCCCCTTTGAAACCTCAAAAAAGCGGCGAGCCGCCGCAGGCGTTCAAGCCGAGGAAAAACCCCGTCACCTACGCCGAGGGGTTGGCTTGGTCCGGTGACGCGCACCGGATCACGCGCAAGTATGACGGGGAATTCGTCGGCGGGTTCCGTTGCGTGGTCGCGGGCGTTCCAATCATCGGCAACGCGGAGCGCATGACGCCGAAGGCGGGGGCAAGGTGGACGGAGGGGGATAAAGCGGAAAGCGGAAAGCGGAAAGCGGAAAATGGGGAGTTCTTCGTGCTGACGGATGTTTCGCACCTGGACGGGACCGACGTGTCACGCTGGACATTGCGCCAGCGGTGGGCGGAAGTGCGGAGGCTGTTTGCTTCGTTTCCGCTTTCCGCTTTCCGCTTTCCGCTTTTGCTGCCGGACGAATACGCCGACGGCAGCGCCTTGGCGCGCGTGATCGAGCAGGGCGGGGAAGGCATCTGCGCGCATGGCTGGGATGCCCCGTTCGGCGCCGACTTCTACGCCGCGAAGCACCTCGAGACGTTCCTTTGCACCGTGACGGGGTTTGTCGAGGGGACGCAAAGCGTGGAAATTGCAGAGGTCAGAGGTCAGAGGTCAGAGGTCAGCACTGATCTCCGATCTCCGATCTCCGATCTCTGTCCCCGCGGACGGGTGCCCTTGCGCGGCAACAAGCTGGATCATGTGCGCGTGGGCAGCATCATCAAGGTCGAAGGCATGGGACTGACGCCGGCGGGCCGGATCCGCGAGCCGCGCGTGTGCCAGGATAGCCCGACGAGTTGGCTGGTGAAATGGTAGAGGTCGGAGGTCGGAGGTCAGAGGTCAGAAAAGACAGTCGAGCGGAGTCCCGCTGATTTCCGACCGCTGATCTCTGATCTCTGCCGCACCCTCCCCCTTTGAAATATCAAAAAATGGGCGAGCGATTAAGAGTATGAGTAAGATTAAGAGTAAGACCGAGAAGGCGAAGCGAGTCGGCCCGTCGCGGCAGGCTAAGAGCAACCATCGGATGCGCGGCATCTGGCGCACGTTCGGGTTGTGCAACCGGTGCGGGCGCAAGCTGGGGCCGGGTCACACCAGCGCCTATTGCCGGCGCAACCCCGAGACGCGCAAGGCCCAGGTCGCCGCCGCCATGCGGCGATACCGGGAGAGGAAAAAGCTGAGGTCGGAGGTCGGAGGTCAGAAGTCAGCAAAGACATCCGCGCAGAATCCCTCTGACCTCTGAACTCCGCCCCACCCCCCGCCTTTGAAGCTTCAAAAATTTCAGCGTTTCAGGTTTCAGCGTTTCAGCGTTTGTAAAAAATGGACCGCCGCTGCGAGGCGAAACGCAGCGGCGGTCAGCGGAGGTGGGACTTGGCGAACAGATTATTTCTTGGGCGCTTCCGGGGCGGCCGGCGTGGCCCGCATCTTGGCGAGGATTTCCTTCACCAAGGCGGAGTCGTTGTTGGCTTCCGCCGCTTTCTTGGCGGCTTCCTCGCGGGCGGCGTCAACTTTCACCTCCGCGGCAACCGCCTCGACCACGGCTTTATCCGCGGCATCGCCGATGCAGCCGGCATAGACCAGTTGCGCGATGATGGATTTGTCGTGGTTGTTACATTCCTTCAGCGTCTTGCCGGCGCCGATCTCCACGATCTCACCCTTGTCGATTTGGTCGTTGTGATTGGCGTCTTCAAGCTTCAGGCCCACGGACGGCACATTGCGGAAGTTTTTAAGAACGATGAATTTCATGTTGTTTGATGGCTTTGATGATGGCTGACAGAACAGTTGCTAACAACCCGGTCGGTTAGCGCACTTCGGATCCGCGCCGGCCAGTGAGGACGGCGCCGACGGCGCAATTCGTGACCGTCCCGCCCGGGGCATAGACGATGTAGAGATAACGGTTCGCGTCGGCGATGTTGTAGCCGATGCTGTAGATACCCTTGCCCGTGATGGTGATCGCACCGGCGTTGGTGAATTGCGGTGTCGCCAGGTAAGGCGTCGCCCAGCCGGCAGTCGCGGCGGTCGGCGTGGTCAGGACACCCGGCAGCAGGTAGGTCGTGCTGGCCGAGATATTCGTGCCCGCGCCGAGTCCGGCGTTCGTGTAAGTCACCGTGGTGCTCGTGGCGAGGGCGTAGGTGGACAACGCCGTGAGGTTTGTGGTGTCGCTCGAAGTATAGAGCTGCGCCGTCATCGTGCCCGCGCCGCTGCCATTGGTGACGGAAAAGATGTCCACTTTGGCCGTCCCAAGAAAACCATGGGTGTCGATCGGGCCGTTCGTGACATACGCGGCGGAACTTACCGTGATGACCTGCGGGGTGGACAGGACGGCGGTGCGCGGCACGCCGAACATGTCAAAGCCGGATTGCGCGGAAGCCGCAATGGCCCCGAGCGCCAGCATGGCGGTGATGATGAGATTGGAGAGACGGTTGAATTTCATGTTGGGAATTATTTCAAGGTTCGCGTTGGATTTTGGAAAAAGTGGGCGGGGTGGTAAGCCCCGCCCGTGAAGCTTACAAGTTGGCGGCGTCGGCACTGACCACGAACGCCTGCGGATGGCGGATGGCGTAATCGCCCCAGGTGTTGATCGTCAGGACGATCTCCGCGTTCGCGGCCTTGGTGTATTGATCCACCACGACATCCAGACCGCCCCAGAGAGCTTGGATGAGCTGGTTGAACGCGCCCGCAATCATCAGGTTGTTCGGAACCTGGTTCGTGGCGTAGGCGGGCCAGCCATTCAGCTCGCCTTCCATGCCCTTGCCGGTCCACAGCGCGTTGGTCGCGCCGCTGACCACCGTGCTGCCCGTGAGGGTCGCCGGGGTGATCTTCAAAACGCCCTTGGCCGTCGGCGTGGTGACATAGCTGATGGGGTCCGTGACGTTCGCCGCTTCGATGCGGGTCGCGAAATCAACGATCTTCGCATACGTCGGCGTGGTGCCGAAGACGATACTGCCAACGCCGGGGGTGTTGATGATACCCATGGGCTCGCTGCCGGCGCCCTGGCCGTTCAGGCCGAGACGGTCCCACGCCAGCGCGATGACCTTGAACAAGTCATCCCGCATGAACGCTTCCGCGTCCGGCGAGGACTGAATCACGAACTGCTTGGAATACGTCTGCGTGGCGCCGACCCGTTTCGGGGTCAAAGCGATCTGGCCGAGCACCTGTTGGCTGGCCGTGAGCAACGCCGTTTCCGCCACGCTGTAAGCGGTGGCCGCGGCTTCCTGACGGGGAATCACGATGTTGCCCTGCAGTCCCGCCATCTTGCGGACACCCACACGGTCAAGGATCATCATGTTGCGCAGCAACTCGATCACGGGAGTGACGAGCTGGGTCGGCACGAACGCGCCACCCGCGTTGAACACGCCGGCCGTCATGTCGCGCGTCATGCGGTTGCCGCCGATGCCCGCCCGGATGTTCGCATCCGCCGGCACCTGGAAGCCTTCCGCCTCGTAACCCAAGCCGCCGTCAGCCTTGGCGCGGGCGAGGATTTCCTGATGGATCTCACCTTCGAGGCCATCGGGCACATTGGACTTGTTGCGCACGCACGCTTGGATGCCGCGCAGGATGGAATACGAACTGGCGTCTTCACCGTTCGTCAAATCGGCCATGCGGACCTGCGTGGCGGGCTTGGCCGCGACCACTTCGGTCAGGGCGCGGGTCTTGAACGCCTCGAGCGAGATGCCTTCCCCGATGCACAGCACCGCGAGCGCGCGGAGCTTTTCACCCAGCTTGCCGCCGTTCTTGCGGCCGTGGTCCTTGATGAACTGGTCGGTCACGTCGCCGATTTCCTTGGCGCGTGCCTTAAATGCGGTTTCCGCCTCGGAGCGGACTTTGGCTTCGTCAACGACGATAGGTGTGGTGGGTTCAGGCATAGGTGTGGTGCGGGTTTGCGTTAAATTTTGTGCGCCAGTGTCGGCATTCGCAGAAGCCGCCAAGTCAACCGGTGTGCCACCGGTGGCGTTCTGGGGGACGGGCTCGCTGCGCGTCTGGTTTCCTTCCGTGCCGGCGGAGCGAACGGGGGTGTATTCCACGGCGTAACGGACTTCCACCGCCTCGCCGAGCGTCGCGGTGTTGTTCGCGTAGGTGACATCCACTTGGTAATACTTGCCGTCCGCCGCGCAGATGATGGCTTTCAACTCGTCCACATCCTTGCCGTCCACGACACCCTTTTCGATGACGACCACGTCCTGGACATAGCAATAGCTGCAGACTTCTCCCTTTTCGTTTTTGCAGAAGCGTTCATCCGTCTTGATGGCGGAATTGACGGCACTGCTGATGTTGTTCAGGGAAATCTTCTCGCCCTCAGCGCGGTAGAAAAGGTTGGTCAGGTCGCGAATGGTGGCTCGGTTCATTGTGTCAGGTTGTTTTTCGTGTTCAGATTGGTTTTCCGCTTTCCGCTTTCCGCTTTCCGCTTTCCGCTTTTCCCCCTCCGCTTTGCACGCCTCGCATTCATAGTTCTCGTCCAGCGCCTCGGCGCCGAACATCTCGCCGCAGCCGATGCACGACCACTGGCCGTCCGCCGATCGCCGCACGCCCGCCTTCGCCTTGTCCGCGGCATTACGCACGCTGGAGATTTCATCCGCCGCCCAGGCGATGCGCTTGATGGGGATGCCGTCCTTTTCGCCTTCATCCGCGATGAACCGTGTATGGACGTAGCCGCACGAGATGCCCTTGCGGGTGCCCGCGCACATCTGTTGGAAGCGCGTCTTGGAAAGTTCGCTGGCCCCGTCAAATTGCAGCACGGCCCGGCCGATGCCGTCCTTGGAAACCTTGGCGCGCTTCACGTTGCCGATCTGCAGGGAATCGTTGTGCTCATCCAGCACCGCCGCTTCGCCCGTGTTCAACTCGCTGAAATCCGCGTCGCCGCGTTTGTGGCTCAATAGTTCGAGATACCGGGTGCCCTTTTTGGCGATGCCCAACGCTTCCTCGCTGGCGCCCGCCTTGCGCAGCACCAATGCCTCGCTGGAGAACGCCACTTGCACCGTGCGATTCGCTTCGTCCGCCGAATCACTTTCCACGCGGGAAAACCGGAAAAACGTATCCGCTGTTGACTTCGCGGCGGGGGCAGGGGAGTTGTCGTCTTTCTTCGCAGTCGCGGGCGCAGTCTTCGTGCTCATATCCCACCCGTGGGAGTCAAAACAGAGGTCAGAGGTCAGAAGCCAGAGGTCATTGGGACTCTGCGCAGATGCCTTAGCTGATCTCTGACATCCGATCTCCGACCTCTGCTTTGGTGCCAGGCGGCGACGGGTTTGGGGTGAAGGATGCCATCGATCCCACCTGACGCCCGCCACCGCCCGACTCAAATTGTTTTGGAAGAATGCCCGCGGCGGCTCGCCGCTACGCTTGGTAATTCTCATCCACCGCCTTGAACCGATACAGATAGCCGCCGGGCATCAAGCCACCTTCCCACAGTTGCAACCGCAACGGTTCCGTGCCCGGGCGGATCGTCAGCAGACACTTCACACCCTTCTTCGGCTTGGCGTTGCCAATGTCCGACGCGAGGAATTCCACCTGCTCGATGAACAGCTTCGGCGACGGACCCCCCGGGCCGAGGTCGAAGTCATTCATCACCGGCGAATGACTGCACGGAACCTTCGTCTTGAACATCAGCAACACCGCCCCGCTCGTCCGCTCCGAGGTTTCCCCTAGAATCGCCTGAATCTGGCTAATCGCCTTCGCGTGTGCCTGAAATGGATTCATAATCAGAGGTTGGAGATCAGATGTCGGAGATTAGCAAAGGCATCCGCGCAGAGTCCCACTGACCTCTGGCTTCTGACCTCTGACCTCTGGTTAATGATGGCCATTGCTGGATTCCGCAATCAACCCCATGACATGCGCCGGGATGCGCCCCGCGCCGCGATTCACGCCCGGCCGTTGCGGTTTCGATTTCGCGGGCGCCTTGCCGTTGTCGCCCGTGTCGGGCGCGTCGCTGGTCGGTTCCTGCGCATTCGGATCCATGCCGAACGTCAATTCGTGGTCTTCGGCGGAATTCTGCTCCGCTTCGAGCTGACGGAACAACGTCTCCACGTTCTGCCCTTGCGGCAGCCGGTCCTGCACCTGCTGGCGCGTCAGATGACCCGCTTGATGCAGGAGAATGAGCGTCTGCGCCTCCACGAGCGGATTCACGAACTCCCATTGCTGGCCCTTGAACCGCGCGTGCCGGCAGATTTCCGGGATGCGCGCCATCGGCACCGTCAGGTTGTGATACTTCTCGAAATAGCCCGAAACGCTCGCCGCGATCAGCCATTCGCGGAACAGCCGGTGCAAATCCTCGATGAACGAATTCTGCCGCACCCGCATGTTGCGATGGAACGGCTGCTGGCACATCAAGCCCGCGATGAACCCGAGGTTCTGGAAATCACCCGAGATATGCTGATATGACACGCCCGTGCCGACCGCGATGTCCCGCAAGTTGTCCAGGCGGAACTCGTGCGCCGCTTCCACCGGGAATTTCGGGTCAAGGATCTTCGCCTCGTAGCCCTGCGGCAATTCCCGCTCCATCCCCGGGCGCAACAGTTGCGCCGGCGTGCCGATGTTCTGCTGGGATGCGGACACGTCGCCGTTGCCCGTCGGCGCCGGCGCCATCGGTCCACCCACCCCGGAACCATTCAAAATCTGCTCCATCATCTCCGCCGGCAACTGCATCCCCGTCGGGAATTTCTTCTCGAGGATGAACGGCTTCATGCAACTCGCGATGGCTGCCAGCACGAGGCTCTTGTCGTATTGCCGGTTGCGCCAGAGCGGCTGGATGGTCGCATCCAGTTCCGTCATGCCGATGTCCTGCTCCGCGCGATCGCACAGGTTGTTGAAATGGATGATGTCCTCCGCCGGCACCTGTTCGCGCCAGTTGCTCGCCGTGTTCTGCTCCATCGGCGAACGCCCGAACACATCGCCCGGATGCCGCGTCAACAGCCAGTAAGCCAGCGCAAAATTATACTTCGGATGCCGCTCGATGCTGAACCGGATGGGGTTTCCCGCGCCGAACAACCCGTTCGCCGGCGAATAGCCCATGTAAGATTCCTGCAACCGGTCTTCCTCCAGCAGATCCACCGCGAACCCGAACTCGTTGAATTCATAGCCGCGATACAGCCGCATCAGGATGGACCCCTCGCGCGCCCGGCTCATCTCGATCACCCGGCACGCCTCCATGAAACCCCATTGGCGGCGCGTCGTGAAATTCTCCTTCTTGCACCACTCCACCCAGGCCGACTGGATCGCGCTCGACAACTCCTCATCCTTCTCAAACGACCCATCCGTTTTCCGTTTAAGATTGCCAGCGGATGCACTCCGCGGCACCGCTACTTCCAGTTCAAACGGGTCATCGCCCACCACGTTGTCCGCGAACGTGCGCAGCACCGCCTTGCCGTGCGGATCATCCTTGCCCAACGTGCGGGCCCGGGAACGCGCCGTGTATTTCCCCGTCAGGATTTCCGCATTGGCGCCCAGGAACGTGCCCTTGAAATCCGCGTTGTAATTATCCGTCACCGCCGCGTCATACGACCGCATCATCTTCTGCCCCGCCGAGCGCGTCAGTTCCTCCAACTCCCGGAACGCCCGCACATACTCCGGCTTCATCGGCGGCATGGGGGCGGGCAGGGCGTCGCCTTTGATCGGCTCCGACCTCTGACCTCCGACCTCATGCTTCGGACCTCTGGAGAAAGAAGTTCTTGGCCCGCGTGCTGGCGCAGGATCGGGCGCCGTTCCGGGGCGGGGCGGTGGAGAATCTGGGCGGGGCGCCGATGGGCAAAGGTCA